TATATGTTTTTCGGAATTCCGGAATACAATCGAATTCGGAGAGAACTCCGCAACACGATCACTTCCCATGGAAACGGAAACCGTCTGCTGGAACGATGTGTCCAGGCTGTATGCAAAATAAAGGATTTGGCAAGTCTTCTGCAGACAGAGACCGGGGAAGAGGCCGTAATAAGGCGAATGCAGCTGATTGATATGGCAAGAAATCTTCTCAATACAATGATTATTGATGCGGAAGGAGAAGATTACTCTTTTCAGACGTTCCAACTGAGTGGAGTTAAAGATATCATTGACGAGAGCTGCAACCTTTTGTCTGCGGTCACAAATATTCCTCAGACGGTTTTATTTGGACGGTCACCAGCTGGAGAAAACGCAACCGGCGAAGGAGATCTTACAAATTACTATGATTACGTTGGGCAAATACAAAGCCCAGGCGTGGTTGACAATTTGCGCCGACTCGTGGAAATCATTCTTTCGGCCTTTGTGCACGAAGGAAAACTCGATGCGGTTCCGGAGCATAATATTACGCCCAACCCTCTCTGGAATATGAGTGATAAAGAAAATGCTGAACTCGAACAGTCAAAGGCGCAGGCAGAACTTACGAAGGCTCAAGCCACGCAAATCTATGTAGATATGCAGGTACTTGATCCCAAAGAGGTTAGGCAACAGATGGCAGAAGGAGATGTATACCATATTGAGGATGTTCTTTCGGAGGATGATCTGGGATTGGAGGACCTTTTAGGTGAGCTTCAGTCACAGGACCCGGAGACAGAGCCGGATCCAGATGCAGATCCGGATATCGGAAACGATGATCTTTCAACAGATTCATATGATGATGCAGATGTGAAATATGGCGTAGGCATCATTGTTGTGAAAGGTGGAAAGGTGCTTTGTGCAAGGCGCAAAGATAATAAAAGAATCTGCGGCCCTGGCGGACATATTGAAGCTGGTGAAGATATGGAGACGGCAGCCATCCGGGAGGCCGGAGAAGAATTTGCCATCATTCCCGAAAACCTTCGATATATCGGAGATATAGAGGGCGATGGGGAGCAGTATCTTCCGTCTCATATATTCCTGTGTACGATATACGAAGGGCAGCCGATTTGCATGAACTCAGAGATGGAGGGAGCAGGCTGGCTTTCCTTAGGGGAGCTTAGTGCTTTGAATTTATTCCTGCCATTCAAGGCATCCTTGGATCTTCTGGAAAATGTCCTTTGCGGATATCACGATGATTTGCATAATGATCGTTGGGTCACGACGAAAAAAGGTAAACACATCGAGTTCGGAAAAAACGGAGAAATTTTGAAAGGAAATCCTGCGGCTGTCGGAAGAAAATCTGGTTCTAAGAAAAATGAACCCCAAAACGGATCGGGAGCTGAAAAACCATTGCAATCCTCGCCGGAAGGTGGTAATATTCCAAGTGCAAAAGGTTCAAATGTATTGCAGGTTAAAGGATTTAAGGATAAGCAGCATCTGAACAATCACTGGAAAAACGGCAGATCGCATCAAAAGGAATATGAGAAAGATGGCATCACAACCGCAGCGGAGTATCAGAAGAGGGCCGTTCAGCTGGCAGAAATGCCGGTAGGAAATGGAATCAGAGGATACAAGACCAAGGAAGGTCATATATGCCGTTACGATGAAGAGAAGAACGATTATGTCAAGGCTGATCTAAAGAAGGGTATCAGAACGATGTTCAAGCCTGTTGATGGAGCCGCGTATTTTGAAGGCTGCAAAGCGATAGAAGGAGTAGATGACGATGAGTAAGGAGACACGCGAAGAAAAGCATCTTTGCCCGGTATGTGGCAAGCATGAGTTCGAGGAATATGATTCTTATGAATTTTGCCCTATCTGTAAGTGGCAGGACGATGCATTGCTTACAGAGGATCCTGAAATGCGAGGATATTACCACATGAATCTGAACGAGGCCAGAGAAGCCTACAAGAATGGGCAGGAAATACAGTAACAAATTAATTATTGATAGATAGAACAGCGCGTGTTATTACATACGCTGTTTTTTTATTGCAGAAAGGGCGGAGCAATGGAGCGTTCAAGCCGTCAGATGATGAACGAGCAGCTGAAGAAAAAGTTTCACGGGAAGCAATACGTTGAGTCCAAGTACATCCCTCACTTTCCAGATTCGGCAGAACGGGACTATTTGAGAGTAATCAATAGTTTTACCGTAATGGTGGTAAAAGCTGCCCTAGAAAGCCATATGGAAGAATTAATAGGTATTCTTTCTGCATCAGAAAAAGAAGGGCGTATGGATGCGCGATCTTCCAGATTCAAACAGAATGCCGCGGATCGAGCGAGAAAGAGAAGATCAAGCATTGACAATACCGTAATACGGTTGGCATCATTATTTCGAGCGATTGACGACGATATGAAAAAGTCATTTGGACTTTTTGGCGTAAAGCGAAAATTAAATGAAATAGCAAACGCAAATCGTAAATTGACGGTTGCGGAATGGAAGAAAGCCATCAGTAAAACTCTTGGAATCAATATCCTTGAGGATTATTACGATGGCAATTTTTATGCCGAAATCATAGATTCCTGGGTAAATGAAAATGTCGATCTGATCAATAGCATTCCAAAGGATGCCCTGGATGATATGCAGAAGATTATTCTGGATGATTACCTAAAAGGTACGACAATATCTGGGATAGTAAAGGACATACAGCACAGCTACAGTATGACAAAGAGCCATGCGCGACTGATTGCAAGAGATCAGATGGGAAAACTGAATTGCCAGATTACAAAACATCAGCAGCAGTCCTGCGGAGTGAAAAAGTATAAATGGAAAACAGCGCAAGATGCCAGAGTCAGAGATGATCATAGACTTCTTAACAACAAAATATTTGACTGGGATCACCCGCCGATTGTTGATCACCGGACCGGCCGCCGCTGCCATCCGGGGCAGGATTATCAATGCCGGTGTGTGGCAATCCCTGTGTTCGATTTTGAATGTCTCGATATCCCTGTGGATGGATCTGAAGATTGGAAGCTCAGACTTCGGAAGGAGGAATAAAGATTGAAACTGAAAACCGTACGGCGATTGGATAATATTCCACTCACATCAACCTATTTTACCCGTGAGGGATATTTGAGAGATCGACCGATCGTAACTACTTGCGGCATCTTCGAGTATCTGAATGATGATGGAGTAACATCACATTTTGAACTGAGGCTGCCGGAAGAAGTCTTTGCCCGCGAAAGCCTGGAATCTTATAAAGGAAAGCCAATCATTGTTACACATGACGCAGGAGAGATAACCAAGGATAATGTGGGAGAAGAACAGATAGGCACTATACTGGGTGCCGGAATTAAGGATGCAGACAATGTGAGGGCCGACATTGTGATTCATGATACAGACAAGCTGCAGTGCGGATTGAGAGAACTCAGTCTTGGATATGATGCAGATATTGAGGAAACGTCAGGAACCTATAATGGCCAGCATTATGACTGCATCCAGCGTAACATTCGCATCAATCATCTTGCTTTGGTAGGAGAGGCGCGAGCCGGCCACAAAGCAAGGTTAAATATTGATGGAAAAACAAAAAAATCCCAAAAAGGAGGAAAGAAAGACATGAAAAAGAAGAAACTCGACGGAATGGCATCAGCTCTTACCCCGGAGCAGTTGGAGGCCGCTGTGGCAATGTACCTTGCGGCTAATCCGGAAGTATCCGCTGCAACCGCAGATGGAGAAGGGGAGGAAGAGAGTCCGCTGGAGCGGATCCGTCAGAATGCAGATCGCAGAGATGAGGACATTGATGCGGTCGGCGTTGAGGAAATCCCAGAGATGCATGAGGAGATTAAAACCCTGCTGTCCGAGATCGATCAGCTTCAGGCACAGAACGATATGACTGGCGATGAAGACGATGATCCGACGAATACTGATGAGGGAGATGATCCGGAGAACACGGGAAACAGCGATGAAGGATGCGATCCGGACAAACAGGACGATGATGACACACAGGATCCTGCAGTCGATCCTGCGGTAAAGATGGATGGTATGGTCGAAAGAAAGATGGCAGAGATGTTTGCAATCGGGCGGATGGCCGCAAAACTGAATCTTGATGGATTCACTCCGAAGAGTCTGCTGGATGGCAAGTGCCAGATTATCAAATCGGTTAATCCGAAGCTTAAACTTGATGGAAAATCCAGAGCATATATCGAGGCTGCATACGATCTTGCCTGTGATCAGATTCGGCACAAGAAGACTCCTGCGTCCCAGATCTCAAAGGTATACGGAACTCCGGCGAACAGAGCAGATGGAAGAGGTGCAAGCAAGGCAGAGGAATCCAGAGATAGAATGATCAAGAATATGACAAAGAAGGGAGCGAAGAAATAATATGAGACAGATGGATTATGGCTTCAACCAGCCGCTGGGACTTCCCGGCGGTATTTTTGATTTATCGGGAAAGAAAATTGTAACCCGCATTACTGATCCCGGCGTAGAAGTTACTCCGGGAATGGGTCTTGTTAGGGGTGCTACCGAAGGAGAAACCGTAAAAGCGGCAGGAGAAGGAGCAACAAAAGACACCTTTGAAGGCGTATTTGTTCATGGTTCCAAGAATTTGGAGCATGACATGAAGGGAAACGTCGCCACTAATGGCGGAGATTCCATTGGATTAATGCAGAAAGGCCGTATTTGGGCACAGGTAGTTTCTACGGCAAAAGTAGCCTATGGCGCTGGTGTGTCCTTGATTATCGGAGGCGAAAACTCCGGAAAATTTACTGACACTACCGACGAAAAGGAAACCAGCAAGGTTACCATTGATGCAAAATTTACCGGTAAGGTTGACCTGGACAACCTGATTGCCGTGATCGAGATGTAAGGAGGAGGTATAATACATGAGAATTTGTGATTCCCGAGATTACGCAGTCCTGAGAGACAGCAATTTAATCCATAGCATTGCAGAAACAAGAGAGGCAAGCGGCGCTAAGAGATTCGACGGTGCGGAAGATGCATCTGCATTCTTTGCCCGTGAATTGGATCACGTAAAATCCAAAGCATATGATAAACAGTATCCAGAGCTCTCCGCTCTGCAGTATATGCCGATCACATCTGAGGTGAATGAAGGAGCGGAAACCGCAACGTGGTATGGCTACGAAGTTACCGGCTTGGCCGAGATCATCAATAACTATGCTGAAGACCTTCCGAGAGCGGATGTTAAGGGAGAGCCTACCACCGTGAACATTAAATCTGTTGGTGATTCCTACGGATACAACGCTCAGGAGATGAGAGCCAGTGTATATACCGGCAAGGGATTGGACGCAAGAAAGGCCACCGCAGCTCGTAGAGCACATGATCTGAAAATCAACCAGATTGCTTTTCTCGGATCAGACAAAGATAAAATGGTTGGATTATTCAGTGAAGACGCCGGAATCCCTGAATATGCTCTTTCTGAGGTTACGGTTGATGGCGCAAAGCACACTGAGTTCAAGTACAAGACCGCTGATCAGATTCTTGCGGATCTGAACGGAATGCAGTCATACATCGATGAGCTGACCAATTCCATCGAGCGTCCAGACACCTTTGCGCTGCCGTCTCACATCTACATGGACCTGTCAACCAGACGTATTCCAGACACAGATACAACTATTCTCAGCTTCCTCAAAGAGCACAGCCCGTACATCAAGAACTTTGAATCATGGAATGAATTAGGCGCAAAAGCTACCCTGTTCAATCCTACCGGCAAGAATGTGGCATTCATGTATACGAAGGATCCGGATAAGTTCAGTCTGGAGATCCCGATGCCATTCCGCCAGTATCCTGTGCAGGTGAAGAATCTGGAGAGCGTAATCCCGTGCGAATCCAGATGTGCAGGTCTTATGATCTACTATCCGTTCTCTATGCTGCTTGCACAGGGAATTTAGCTTGAAAGGAGAGTATAGTATGCAGGTAAAAAACATAAGCAAGAAAATTATCGGCAATCAGTCGTTTCGTATGCTTCCGGGAGAAACTATGGAAGTGAACGGAGGTGAGACATGGGTAAAGATGTATCTGGAAAACGGAAAACTTCAGCAGGTTTTAGTACCGGAAGCACCGGCATCTGAACCTGCTTCAAGCGACGGAGATGCTAATTCTGAAGATGATCCTAAAACTGAAGACCAGAATGAAGCAACTCCCTCTCGCTCCGCCAAAGGAAAAAAGAAAGAGTAGTCCGATAAGCAAGGAGGATCGCAATGGGAGCAAAAGAGATTATCAAGAATGCGTTCGCGGAGTTTAATCAGCTGGAGGACGAACAGCTGGATTTCTGGATTCAACTGGCGAGACCGGATGTGAGCAGCTCAAAATTTGGACCTCAATATGAGTATGCCATTGCGCTCCTTGCCTGCCACAAAATGAAACTTAATGGCCTGGGAAAGGGTCTTGCGGGATCAAAAGTAACTTCCGCTGATGCCCATGGTCTTGCAAGTGTATCGGAAGGAGAAACATCAATCTCATTTGACAACAGCAGCATTAATGATTTGTCTGCTGTATCAGCAGAATTAAAAAAGACAGTTT